AAGACAAGAATGCATTGGTTTTGTCGTAAGGAATACCATTAAAGATTTAATTGGCCGTTGATCATCTGAGTAAGAACGGAAGTTGCAATCTGTGATATTACATTTAGAGAGAAAGAGCCTATGTTACCACTGATCAGAGGGAGATGATAGAAATGTTAGAAGAAAAAAACTCCTGGATCTTTATGAAACCGGGAGTAGCAGAGATCAGTGACGGATATGCAGATAATGTGAAGTATTGCCGAGAATTACGGATCTGTTTATCTGTCCACGATTGGAATAAATTCGTAAAACAACCGTTTTTCCAGGAACTAATTGAATATCTTGACAAGATACAAATTCAAGGAAACATAGGTAGCCTTGGTCTGGACAAAGAAAAATTGGGAATTCTGTAGATTTCAGCATCTCTGAGTCAAACTCACGAATTTTCTTTGGAATAAGTTCACATGGATATTCATGCGAGTTTTCAATGATCGATACAGAGTGTATCGAAATATTGGAAGATGCCATGTTTTGAAAATGAATGAAAAATTGAACTGTACCAAGAGGCTGAGAGTAATCATGAATAATAACGTTTATATTTTTGCGCTCAGATAAAAACTTGCTGACAGATAAAACGGCAGACATGACAAAGGCCATTATCGATAACACATTAATAAGTAGTTGCGTATTGTCAAGAGTGAAAAAACCTGTAAACAATTACAATCCTCTCCTTTCTGTAAATACTCGGACATGGTGGTGCCCTGTATTACAAGAGTAGGAAAGATAGTGGGAAAAGTCAATAGTGCAATTTTCAGAATCAAAAGACAGCATAAGAAAGGAGAGAGAATATGAGCACAGTAGATGACTACATTAAACAGAATGCAGAGCTTCATCAGTTTGCAGCAGAAGTTGCAAGAATCATCTCAGGAATTCCGCCGATGCCGGAATTTTCAACAGAACGTCTGACTGTAGACGATGTAAGCAAGATGACAGGGATTCCGGCCGCATCAATTCGGGCAGGAATCGTATACGGGTGGCTTCCAATCGGAACAGCCACTCGTAACAACAAAGTTGTAAAAAGTCTTACCGGAGAAAAAACCTCTTTCTTCATATCACCAAGGAAATTATATGAAGAAACCGGTTATGTATGGAGAGGTAAAGCGGCATTATCAGGAAAGGAGTTAGCATGACAGATGTGATTGATTCCATTCTGATCGGGAGCCTGAGTACATACTTACCGTTCTGGATCCTTGATAACACAGCACAGCGTGTCATTCTGGCAATAGGACTGTCAATTCTTGTTTATGCTGGCAAGCTGTGGCAGATGGAAAGAGCAGAAAAACGGAAATAAAAAAAAGGTCCTCAGAGCGGCAACTCAAGAGGACCCAAAAGGTAAATAGCACTCCTTCATTGTAGGAGAGAAAGGAAGAAAATGCAAGTAAAAACATGAAGACAATTTGTTTTACAGTCCCCGGCAAGCCCCAGGGAAAAGCCAGGGCGCGGACTTTTTACAATCCCAAGACAAAGGGGATGAGCAGTATAACGCCGGAGAAAACGGTCCTGTATGAGAATTTTATCTCGACCTGTTACCTGCAGGCAGCAGGAGAGGATCGCTTTTCGGATGATGCATACATTCGGATTAGAATCCAGGCGTTTTATGAAGTGACAAAAAGCAGTTCCAAGGTAAAGAGGACAGCAATGCTGAACGGGGAACTGATGCCGGCGAAGAAACCGGATATTGACAACATTGCAAAGGCGGTCCTGGATGCACTCAACAGTGTTGCGTACCGGGATGATACCCAGATAGTGGAATTACAGATAAGAAAGCAGTACAGCGAGAAACCAAGATTAGAGATCTGCATGGAAGAACTGGAGGTATAACCAGATATGGCAAGGCGAAGACAGGAAGGGAATTTCTTTTTTCGCCTGGATGTAGATTTTTTCTCGGATAGAAAGATAAAGATCCTGAAGGCCCGGTACGGAGCTGATGGGATTACCCTGTACATATATCTTCTGTGTGAGATATATAAGGCAGGCTATTATTTAAAGATCGATGAAGACTTTGAGTTCATCGTATCAGATGATCTGAACATGGACAGCAACAAGGTGAAGCAGGTCTTGAACTTCTTATTGGAACGGTCACTGTTTGACAACACACTTTTCCAGTCGGACAAGGTCTTGACCTCTGCCGGAATACAGCGGAGATATCAGGCGATGGTAAAAGCCAGAGCATTAAAAACTCCGATCACAGTGGAAAGGTTTTGGCTCCTTCCGGAAGAAGAAACGGAAACCTTTATTAAAGTGCACCCTTCTTTAAATAATTCCGAGAATAAATCCGATAATTCCAGGAAAAATGATGATAATTCCAGGAAAAATAACACAAAAGGAAAAGAAAGGAAAGGAGAGTATATAGATACGGCTCCGCCGGGAACATACTTTGCGGATCCTTCTTTGAACGAAGTATTCCTGTTGTTCCTAAAGGTGCGACAGGATAGTGGTGATCATCTGACCGAAGCACAGATACAGCTGTTGAAGGAAGATTTGAGTTCCATGTCCGATAATCCAGAGGAGCTGATCGCCATCGTAAAGAAATCTACGATGAGCGGCTGGAAGACCTTCTATCCGCTGAAAAAGGGACGCGGTAAGAAGATAGAAGCAAAGAACGGCAAGAACCGGTTCAATAACTTTCAGCAGAGAGAGTATGACTTTGAGGTTTACGAGAAAAAGTTATTGAGCAAGGCTGAAGAGGGATAAATGAAACGGTGACAAATTGTCACCAGTTGAATCGGAAAAGAAATTTCGAATGCGAGAGGAGAAAAAAAGAAATGTATGACAAATTTGGAGAAATGAGCAGTTACACAGAAATCAATGAGCTTGCAGAGAATCTGGTTAATGAGGGCGACATCGAGAGTCTGCATGAAATGGCAAAGGAGAACGGGATCCCGGAGGACTTTGTGGATCTGTATTTGGAAGGTGGCATTCCGAAACTCTGTGATGCCCTAACTGCTGCCGTTGGAAAGCTGGAAATTGAAGCAACAGATCTGAAATTAACAGGACTCATGCAGGACTGGGTGGAATACATCAAAGGCCTGTGCATGGAGAATGAGATGATCGTTCATCAGGTCCGCAAGAAAGGGAAAAGCCTGAAAGGATGTATGGCAGTGCTCCTGAAATATTCATTTGAGAACAGGATAACTGTGGACAAGAAGATTGTTCAGGAAGCCAATATTAAAGCAAGCAGGGTGGACTTTGGCATCCCAGGCATGGCAGAAGCCAAAAAGATGATTAAAGACTACTATCTTGGAGGCACGAAATGAAAAAGAAAGCAATTGAGAGAATCCCATACATTGGGCTGAAGAAAAACATCAGACCGAAAACAGTAAAATATATTGGCATAACGGCGATTAGGATCGTAGGTCATGAAAAACATCTTTTCCTGGAAGTGTACCGTAACGCAAAGAATCAGGCAGAACCGGTTGTACGGGTCGTCCTGAACAAGAAAGAATTTGGCACCTATATTCCAGAGACCGAAGAATGGAACAGACGGCAGATCATGCCGGATGAATACTATGATCCGCGCTTTATCTGGAACACTCCGGATGAATATGGGTGTACTCAGAAAGAATTGGAAAAGCAGAACATCCTTCAGAGCCCGGAAGATCTGGAGAGGATCAAAAAATTCTGTAAAGGCGTGGAGGTCTGGAACAGCACTAAATGGTGGAAGTACATATACCGCTATGAGCAGAACATATCGATCACTGCCAGACGCAAAGCGGAAGATAGAAGGTACGAACGCCGGCAGAATGCTCTCAATGACAGGATCAGCCACACAAAAGAACTGCCGGAGAAAGAAATCCTGGAAACAGCAGACAATCTCTATTTTCACCATGCCCATTACCTGTACTACAAAAAGCGGGGCTGCTTCGCTCAGATAGCCTGCAGTAAATGCGGTGGGGTAACAACTGCCAGATGGAAAGAGGGAGCTTCTTTTGAGAGCCAGTTCCAGTGCTCTATAGAAGAACCGAGAGAGGGTCAGACAGGGACCTGTCCGCTGTGTGGAGCGCATGGCGAATACAAATGCCAGGGCAAGGTAAAAGGATACCACAGTAAGAGCATCCACCTGTTCCTTGGTCAGAAGTACAAAGAACATGGAATGGTCCTGCGCTACATGGAAGTAACAAAAGCATGGCGGTTAGGATTGATCGAAGGAAAGAACGGCACGGAAATGTTCAATTCCTGTGAAGAACTTTCGGGAGTAGAGATTGCAAGGGCATATTTTGAAGCAGATAAGAAGCTCCAGATCGATTACCACAAACACGATTGTTATGACGGGAAAGACTTCTGGGATGACTGTAATCTGTATGGAAATGCCAACATTACGATTAGAGAAGCTCCGATCCTGGAAGAAACTTATCAGGAGATGGAAGGAACAATTTTTCAGTACAGCGCGTTGAAAGAATATGCGGCAGCAGTAAGGGAAGCTGTTAATCCTGTCAATTATTTTGAACGCTATCAGCAGACACCACAGATAGAAGTCCTGACAAAGCTGGGATTGATCGGAGTGGTAAAAGCACTAGTCAGATATCAATACGGCATTGTAGTAGACCAGAATGCACAGCGGCCGGATGAATTCCTGGGGATCCGGAAAGAAAGGGTAAAACAGCTGATAGCCGCCGAAGGAGATCTGGGACTTTTGAATACGATGCAGATGGAAAAACGCATGCAGCAGGTATGGACAGGGGAACAGATCGAGCACCTGACAGAATCGAGATTAGCACGGGGACAGGTTGAAACGGCGACAAGATACATGAGCCTGCAGAAGCTTCTGAACCGGATAGAGAAATATTCCGGATGTGAGTATGGAACAAAGTGCGGCAGTGCTGAACAGAAGATCAGGAGTACCGCCATAACCTATACTGACTATCTCAGTATGAGACAGTCTCTGGGATATGATCTGAGTAACACCGTCTATCAGAATCCGAGAGACCTGCAGACAGCCCATGATGAAATGGTGTTAGAAAGCCATAAGGAAGAAATTGATAAGCGGCTGGTGGAAGTAGCTATGAGATTTCCGAACATACAGGTCAGATACAGAGAACTCCGGAAGAAATACTTTTACGAAGACGATGAATATCTCATCCGTCCGGCAAGATCCGCAGAGGAGATCACCATGGAGGGAAGGATCCTCCATCATTGCGTAGGCAGAGATACTTATCTGGAAAGACATGACAGGGGAGAAAGCTATATTTTGATGCTGCGGGATAAGAAACAGCCGGAGAGACCTTATATCACAGTCGAGATTGACAGCCAGAAACCGCATATCAAGCAGTGGTATGGAGCGCATGACCGGAAACCAGACAAGAGAAACATGCAGAGATGGTTGGATGAATACATGCAGCAGTTGGAGGACCAGACTCCGTTGATAAGGACCAGAACTGCTTAAAGCTGAAAGGAGAACAGCATGGAATACACACAGTTGACTTTGGATGATTATATCCAGTGCAAGAATGATATCAAAAATAACCTTGGATCGATCGTAAAGAGCTTCGTCCGGATCGGCTGGCTCCTGACCAGGATTGACAAGTCTGGAGCCTATAAAAATGACGGCTATAGTACGATTTATGAGTTCGCCCAGGCTGAATATGGGATGAATAAAAGTGGAACGAGCCGCTTCAAGAAGATTTATGAAAAATACTCAGTTCCGGGTGACACGCCAGAACTCAGGGATGAATATAAAGACTTCAACCAGTCTCAGCTGACAGAAATGCTCCAGATCCCGGAAGGAGACTATGCAATGCTTCACCCGGAGGGAAATAAAGAAGATTTCCGTGAGTTAAAGCGTTTCAACAGGGAGAATGATTCCAATCCGGAAAACCTTTGGAGCTGGAAAGAAGCAAAGACTCCGGAAGAAAAGCTGAAAGCTGCTATTCAGGAATTCTTCCGGGAAAACAAAGAGATTTTGAGCGATTTTTACGGAAAGAACCTCAGCGTGAAGAATCTCGCGGAAGAAATCTGTCCGTCTGGCAGCAGGAGCTACCGCAAAGGAACCGTATTTCTGATGTTCTACAGCCTGGATCAAGGGATTATGGTCAAGATTTTCGGCGAAGCTCCGACCAAGATGACTTATCAGGAATTTGCTGATCACACAAAGCAGATTTTTGATACTGCGGCAGCAGGGGGCAGAACTTGGGATAGTTATTTTGGCGAACGTAATGTTGAGCCTGACAAAACGTTGGAAGAACCTGACCATAGCGGTGAAGCTACCGAAACGCCACCGGAACAGAATACAGAAATTCCGAAACAGACACCGCGGAATGTGGGACAAGAGAACGATATTACGGGACAGGACGACCAGATCCCGGGACAGGACAATATCCAGAATCATCCGGAATACATGCCGCCAGAGCCCAAAGTTGCGCCGGCGCAACGGACAGAAGAACAGAAATACAATGACCGACAGGCACGACTGGACCGCGAAAGCAAAAAGAAACTCCAGGAGCAGGAAGACGAAGAAAAAATGCAGCATCTTCCTTCCGATGAAACCAGGAAGACAAAACAGCTCAGAATGGCATCTTCCTACTACGATGACATTTTGACCGGGAACATGAGCTTCTGGTTCTGCAAAGATGATCATTTTCATATCGGTGACAGCCTGGATCTGATGGAGTTCAAAGAAGGCAGACATACCGGCCGGACGATCCAGACGGAGATTACATATATCCTGAATGATTATACCGGTTTGGAAGATGGATATTGTATTCTTTCAATCAAAGTAACGGGTGCTATCTAAAATCACATATATCACACAATACAAAAGGGAGGTGCTGTATCATGCACCTTCCGGAAAGGAGCCACCATGAGATATACAAAAGAGATGCAGATTGGAAAAAAACAAAGAAGAAAGAAACACAAGCCAAGTATCATCCAGAGAAAAGACGGAAGATGTTATTTGTGCATGCTGTTAAATGAAGATAATGGAGCGAAAAAACACAGGAACATCATATATTCGGTGGGGCAAACCGGGATCATTCAGAAGAAACTGGATTAAAAGTACATCTTTGCTTAGAGCATCATACGGCAGGCAAATTGGCAGTTCACAGATGCCGGGATACCAGAAGGCTTCTGGAGCGAACCGCACAGAGAATATTTGAGAAAACACACAGTAGAGAAGAATTTATGAAGATATTTGGAAGAAATTATCTTGATGATTAAGGAGAAGGTATGAAAGCAGACCGGAGAAAGATAGAAATTATTATGGCTAGAGAACTTGGAGTAGATGTCACGGACATTCATTGGAAGAATATTTTGAACTATATGAGAAAATGAGGATGAAAAAATGGAGAAATTAAAACCTTGCCCGTTTTGTGGCGGCAAAGCAAGCCTGATCAAAAATGAATGTCCTGATACGGGGTACGTAGGATGGTTTGTATATCATGATTGCCGAAAGTTCGGACCTCACGGAATTAAGACAAGACTTGACAGAGATCCGAAGAGTGCTGTAGAAGCATGGAACAAGAGGAAGGAATGAACCAGTCAATGTTAATCCTGGATACCCCGGTGAATTGCGAATGCTGTTTATGGCTAGGAGGTATCATACTTGCATGTACTGTATGCAAAGCCAAGGGGAGAATTATTGAGGATCCTTTCAGTAAACCGTGATGGTGTCCGCTTATACTATATAAAGAGGTGAAAGAACATGGCGTGTGCAAAGAAATGTGACAGATGCGGAAAGTTATATGAGGAATACAATACAGAGAACGATAGTAAAAACACTAATGGAATTCGGACATTAAATATCGATTATCAGAGAAAATGCTATTCACATAAGGCAGCGGACTTATGCCCTGAATGCATGGCAAGCTTTTGGATATGGATGAAAAATGTGGAAAAAGGAGAACGAGATGAACAAAGAAATAGTTAAAATGGCAGAATATGTATGTGATCACATCTGCCCGATGCCGGAAAAAATGTTTGATCAGGAGAAACTGGAAGCATATTGTAATGATAAGTGCAATCTGAAATTACATTTATCCAGAGTATTGAGCGAAAATGAAAGTGCAAGCTCAGAAATCTATCGTCTTACGCAAAAGTACAGAAATGTAGTTCTGTGTGCAGAATGTGTACATGCCTGCAAATTGCCATCTGGAAATATCAGCTGTGGGAATATCAGAGGAATTGACAGCACGAAATTAGGCTCATATGACGGATGCAGTCATGGAAAGAGGTGCACAACGCAGATACATGAAAAGTAAGGGTGCAACTAAAATCTACATATATCACACAATACCGGGGAAGGTGCAGCGCGCGCCTTCCGGAAAGGAGTACCAGAAATGATTGAAGTCTATGATATCAAAGACATGGAGCTGAAGAGACTGGATATCACTCCAGAACTTGCAATAGCGGCGTATAACACATTGATTCAGTTTTGTCGGCAGCAGAATCTCACAGAAGATGAAGCACATTGCAACTGTATCTTTGATGGAAAATGCCCTGCAGTAGAAAGAGAAGCTCCTGCAGACTGGGAAGAGGTTCATTATCCAAAACTTGTTGACAATAGTGTGTTTTGCCTAAAGGATGGGAAAGTTAAACAGATTACATATGGAAACAGACAGGAAGCAGAAGAGGCGTTTAAGGAGATGATGAGAAGATGACATATAAGAATTATGAAGGATATCCGGATCCGACTTCCGGACGGGCTATAAATGGAGTACGATGGGAAGAATTGCAGCAGTTGAGAGAAAAAGAACATAATCTGAAGCGCGGGCAGCAGGTTACGTTATATGTAAAATGTCAATCGGAAGAAGCAAGCAGTCGTGGACGTGCAAAGAATTCAGAAAAAGTCAGAAAGCCATATTGGGTAGTAGAATTATACAGATATTGTGTGCTTTTGGAGGATGAGAAAGGCTATCGAACAGCACCTTCTTACATACAGCTGCAGTCATTAATGAGAGGTGGAGACTGATGGGGATTAAGGTTACCAGGGAGATGCTGGACAAATATCGGAAGTTGAAACAGGAGATACCGGTACTGGAGCTGGAACTTATGATGATGAAGAATACAGAGGCTGGTCTTGGAAATAGTGTTATATTGGATGGCAGAACTGGCTATCCCAGACCACAGAGCGTTGTTGGTTTCGATCAGAAGAAATACGATCGCCGGGAGAAAATTCTGGAACGCAAGAAAGAGAAGGTCAAGGTTATGGATCAGTGGATTGATGACATCAAGGATGGACAGACAAGATGCGTGTTTCGGATGTTCTACAAGCAGGGGATGACCTGGAAGGCGATTGCGAAGCAGATTGGCATGCCGCACAATGAGGATTATCCAAGATTGATGATTCGAGACAAGTATTTAAAAAATCAGGGGATAAAGTGAAAATAGTTCGGATTATTCGGTTAATTCGTTGTATGATGAGAATGTAGCCAAAGGCATAAAAGCCGGCGGCTCCGATGGGGTAGAATACCCACATACATTTCAATGCAATCCTTCCCGCGAGGCATCTCGGCAGCAGTCGAGGTGCCTTTAATGTATTTGAAAAACTCCTTCTTGTTATGTATAAAACACTTGACATATGGTACACCATATGATATATTATATACAGGAGGTGAGAAACAGATGAGTAATAGAAACCGGAAACATCCGGAAAAGAAAAAGTCCGATATCGACTGGAAGAGCTGGCTACTCGGAGTGATAACGGACTTGACTATCGGAATCATCCTACTGATTCTCGATAAGCTATTAAATTAACAGAGAGGGGCGAAAGCCCTTCTCTTAAACAAAATATAACACAAGAACTCATCTGTGTAAAGTATGCTGTGGAAACTGGGAATATTCTTTATAGCGATCGGCTTGGCGAAACTGGCATATTATCTCATACAGAAATGGAGGGATAACAATGCCGACAGGTAATCCGAAGCCACAGACTGTAGCATCTAAGAAATATCAGGACAAAGCTGGCTGGATTTCAAAGAGTTACAAACTAAAGAAAGAAGTTGTTGAACTGTACGCTGAAGCCTGCGAGAAAGCAGGTGTCAGCCAGGCAGGACAGCTGATGAAGATGATGAAAGAATTTGCAGACAGAACCAACAAGGAGCACTCGGAGTAAATCCGGGTGCTTTTTTCGAATCTTTTGTAGGTGTTCGAACTGGACATTAAAAATAACGGAAAGGACTGATTTGATATGGCACAGGAATTTGCCAGAAAGTTTTATGATAGTACAGCATGGAGGAAATGCCGGGGTGCATATATCCAGCACAGAATGGCTGTGGATGGTGGTATGTGTGAGACGTGCCATGAGAGACCAGGGTATATTGTACATCACAAGAAAATGCTGACAGCATCAAATATTAATGACCCAGACGTTACACTGTCTTACAGTAACCTGAAATACGATTGCCTGATCTGTCACAACAAAGAAGAAGAACACAGAAAGGATGGGAAGAAAAAACTTCCAGATGATCTGTGCGAATATGTATTTACGCCAGATGGGGATGTGGCTCCGGTATCCCCCCCTGAAATAATTTGCAGAATTGCGCGGGCGCAACCGTCTGCCTAGGTTAAAAAAACATACAGGTCATCATGAAGGGGGTGTGGTATCGGATGATAGACTACGGTGATTTTGAGGAAGAAGCAGCCAAGAGAGAGGCTGAATATGACAGTATTTCGGAATATTTGGAGAGAAAAAAAGACATTAAGAAAGAAGAAAACAGACTTAAGAGATTGTTTTCCAAGATTGATGGAAATAAGAAAAAGCTGGTAAATGCAACAATTGAAGATGTTGCATTTATGACAGTTACAATGCGAGATCTTCGTGAAGAAATCCTCCGAAAAGGAACTGAAGTCACATATAAGAATGGTGAAAATCAGTATGGAACCAAACAGAGTCCTGCCGCACAGTTGTATCTTCAGATGAGCCAGAAGCAGACCCAGGCCATGAAGATTCTGACAGACTGTCTTCCGAAAACAGAAAAGCCATTAAAAGCAGATGATGGCTTTGAGGACTTTCTGAGGGGAAGAGATGGATGAACACTGCCAGAAAAGTAGTCAGAAAAATTATTTATTCTGACGATTATAATCCGATCCGGGAATACTGGGAGGCTATAAAGTACAAGCCACTTTTTGCAGAGATTGAAAAAATAGAAGATGAGATTGCAGAAGCAGAGAGGAAAGAAAATGTCAGCTCTGCTTTTTTGGTACGCAGAAAAGAGGAACTGGAAGAGAAAATCAAAATCCGGCAGGGACTGGAAGTAAATGGAGCTGTCAATTCCAGCTGGAAAGTGTACCGAATGTACCGGGAGATTATCCGCTTTCTGGACGATCCGCAAAGTGAATGGGAATACTGTCCGGCCAGAGCCAACCATGCGATAGAATTTGTTGAAAATTACTGCAAACACAGCAAAGGGAAGCTGGGAGGGAAACCTTTTATCCTGGAATTGTGGCAGAAAGCACTTGTAGCGGCTACATTTGGAATCATCCATAAGATTTCCAGACTGCGAAAATACCGGGAAGTTATGCTGATGGTGGCACGTAAGAATGGAAAGTCCACATTGTCAGCGGCTATTGGATTGTATATGCAGCTGGCAGATGAAGAACCAGGGGCGGAGGTTTATGCAGTAGCTACCAAAAAAGATCAGGCGAAGATCATATGGCTGGAAGCAAAACGCATGATTAAAAAAAGTCCGGTCCTCTTGCGGCGGACGAAGCCTCTGGTAGCTGAAATCAATGCAGAGTTTAATGATTCTTTTTTTAAACCGCTCGGCAGGGATTCTGATTCTCTGGATGGTTTGAATGTACATTGTGCTACGATGGATGAAATACATGCCTGGACAGATGACAATCTGTATGATGTTGTAGTTGATGGAACTACAGCCAGAGAGGAACCCTTGATCTTTATCACCACTACGGCCGGAACAGTAAGAGAACACGTTTTTGACCGTAAATATGATGAGGCACAGAATCTGATCAATGGATTTGATGATCCGGAGGGTTATAAAGATGAGCATTTTCTTCCGGTTATATACGAACTGGACTCCAGAAAAGAATGGATAAAAGAAGAAACATGGGTCAAAGCTAATCCGGGACTTGGAACTATTAAGAGAATTGATCAGTTACGGGCAAAGGTGCAGAAGGCGATTTTAAACTCCTCGTTAGTGAAGAACCTTTTATGTAAAGATTTTAATATTCCGGAAACAACATCAGAGGCATGGCTGACATTTGAAGAGGCAAATAATCCGAATGTTTTTGATATTTTGGCTTTGAAGCCACGATATGGCATTGGTGGAACCGACCTGTCTTCAACTACAGACCTTACAGCGGCAAAAGTAATCTTTCAGGTGCCGGATGATCCGAATATCTATGCACTTTCTATGTATTGGATTCCAGAAGAACTGGTGGAAAAAAGGGTTGCGGAAGATAAAATTCCGTATGATATCTGGATAGAAAAAGGATATGTCAGAACATGTCCGGGAAACAGCAATCATCCCAAATATGTTACAGAATGGTTCAAAGAAGTACAGGAAAAGTACGATATCTGTATATCGTGGGTGGGATATGATGCCTGGTCCGCAAAATACTGGGTAGAAGAGATGAAAATGGAGTTTGGAGAGATGTCCATGGTTTCAGTTATTCAGGGAAAGAAAACACTGTCAAGTCCAATGAAGAACATGAAAGCAAAACTACAGAGTAATCTGATCAACTATAACAATAATCCTGTAGACAGATGGTGTCTGTGTAATACTGCAGTGGATGTAGATAAAAACGACAATATACAGCCTATCAAAACCAGCAACCAGAGACGGAGAATTGATGGTACTGCTGCTTTATTGGATGCTTATGTTGTATATGAAGAAAAAATGAATGATTATCTCAGTCTGATATAGGAGGCATAATGAAAAAATTCTGGAAAAGAGAACCAACAAATGAAAGGGCAGATAAGCCATCTGCCGGGCAGACACTGAAAATGGTCACTCTTCGCGGAGAGTCTTTTTTTTCGTGGGACGGGAAACTGTATGAGAGTGATATAGTACGAGCCTGCATCCGACCGAAAGTAAAAGCTATAGGAAAGCTGATTGGAAAACATATCCGGGATGATCCCAAGACAGGGGGGATCAAAGTAAATCCAGATGCAAATATCCGGTTCATTTTATCAGAACCCAATCCATATATGACGGGGCAGCAGTTGCAGGAAAAGGTCGCAAATCAGCTGTGTCTGAACAATAATGCGTTTATTCTGGTTGTGAGAGATGAAAACGGAAAACCTTTACAGTTATATCCTGTTCCCTGTGTGAGTGTTGAAGCAAAATACAATGATGATGGAGAATTATTCCTTAAATTTTTGTATACGAGTGGAAAAACGGGGATTTTTCGATATTCAGATGTAATCCATTTGAAACAGGATTATAACGAAAATGATATCTTTGGAACTTCTCCAGCACCGGTACTCTCCGGATTAATGACACTGATCGGCACGATAGATCAGGGAATTGTGAGAGCAATCAAAAACAGCAGTGTGATTCGTTGGCTGATTTCGTTTAAGCAGTCTATGAGGGATGAGGATATTAAACGATATGTGCAGAATTTTGTGGATAACTATCTGAGCGTAGAAAGCACCACATTTGGAGCAGCAGGCGTTGATGCAAAAGCTGATGTACAGAGAATCGAACCCAAAGATTATGTTCCGAATGCTCTGCAGTCAGAGAAAATCATTGATCGTATATATTCTTTTTTTGGAACAAACAGAAAAATTGTTCAGTCAGATTATACGGAAGATGAGTGGACAGCCTATTATGAAGCTGAGATTGAACCCGTGGTTGTGCAGCTTTATCAGACATATACGGTGGCACTTTTCTCAAGAAGGGAAAGAGGGTGTGGGAATCGTATTGTTTTTGAAGCAAATAATCTCCAATGTGCCAGTCTTACTACAAAGCTGGCATTTCAGGCAATGGTTGACCGTGGGGCAATGACTCCAAATGAATGGAGGGAAACTATGAACCTGGCACCGATTGAGGGAGGGGATCAGCCGATCAGGCGACTGGATACGCAGGTTGTTGATTTGCTGGAAAATATGCTTGGAAAAGTAAATTCTGAAAACTGTATGCAGATGACTGCAGTTATGCTGGAACTACTGAGAACAGGAGGTAAAGGAGAAGATGAAGTACAGAGTTGATATCAGAGGACCGATGATTCCAAACGATTATAAATTTTATTATGATTATTTTGGAGAAGATTCTACTTGTCCAAGAGATGTGCAGCAGGTAATTGATGCACTGATCGATGGTGATGAAGTAGAAGTGTACATCAATTCGCCAGGGGGCGTGATTGATGTAGGATCAGAAATCTATACACTTCTCAGGAATCAGAAAAATGTTACTATCTACATAACCGGAGAAGCCTGTAGTGCAGCTTCGATCGTGGCTATGGCCGGGCATTGTGTAATGGCACCAACGGCCCTGATGATGGTTCATTGTGTATCTTCAGGTGCCAGAGGAAATCATACAGATATGGAACATGCGGCAGAAGTTCTTCGGACCGCAGACCGGGCATTGTGTACAGCATATATGGCCAAGACCGGCATGACGGAAGAAGAAGCTCTGGACATGATGGAACATGAAACCTGGCTGACTGCCACGCAGGCAAAAGAGAGAGGCATGGTAGATGAAATAATGTTTGAAGAAGAGGAAACTGAACCGGTTGTGGCAGGGTCTCTTTTTTGTTTGCCGGAAAAAGAAAAAATGGAACGTGTAAAAAGAATGATGCGGGTAAAAGATGATAAAAAAACAGAACTGGCCCGGGCAAAATTGAATCTTTTAAGACTGAGAGGGAAAGAACGATGAATAAAAAACAGTATGAAAAAATGAGAAACGAACTGTTTATGACGGCTCAGAATTTTATCAATGAAGGAAAAGTAGATGAGGCAAATGCCAAAATGGAAGAAATCAAAGAGCTGGACGAAAAATGGGATGCTATCGCACAGGTTCAGGCAAATCTGAGAGCAATGAACAGTGATCCGAATCCGGCGAATGTTTTTGCAAATACCGGAGAAATGATGAATTTTGCCGGGAAAGGGGAAGAACCTGAAAATATGTATGATTCTGTAGAATACAGGGTCGCATTTATGAATTATGTGGTTTCCGGAAAAGCAATTCCGGAGAAATTTAATCAGTCAGCAGTGACCAAGACTTCTGATGTCGGTGCAGTTATTTCTCCGACCGTAATCAACAGAATTGTTGAGAAAATGGAGACAATCGGCGTGATTCTGCCATTGGTGACAAAAACCGCGTTTGCAGCAGGAGCAACTATTCCTACATCTTCAGTAAAACCGGTTGCTACCTGGGTTGCAGAAGGGGGAACGTCTGATAAACAGAAAAAGACACTGGGGCATATTGACATCAAAGGATTTAAACTGAGATGTGCGATTGCAATGACACTGGAAACGGTAACAATGAGCCTTCAGTTCTTTGAAACTATGTTCGTGAACAGCGTTTCTGAAGCTATGGTAAAAGCACAGGAACAGGCTTTTATTAATGGTACAGGTTCAGGTCAGCCAAAAGGCGTACTGAAAGAAACTGTCGTTGAGGGACAGAATGTAGACATTGCAAAAACAGAAAATGTGGAATATAAAACGTTGACAGATATGGAGGCAGCCCTGCCACTGGCTTATGAAAATGGTGCTGTATGGAATATGACTAAGAAAACTTTCATGCAGTTTATTGGAATGACCGATGCGAATGGACAGCCGATCGCCAGAATTAATTATGGCGTGGACGGAAAACCTGAGAGAACACTTCTGGGAAGAAAAGTAGTATGCAATGATTATATGCCGTCGCTGGGTGCTGAGATCAAAGCTGACACAGTGGTAGCGTTCCTTTTTAACTGGAGTGATTATATGTTCAACACCAATTATGCAATGCGGATCAAAAATTATGAGGATGATGATACAGAAGATCAGGTTACAAAGGCAGTCATGATCTGCGATGGAAAAGTGATTGATTTGAATTCGCTGGTAACTTTGACGAAGAAAGCAGCATAACGGGAGAATGTAAATGGAAGAACTGGTTGAATGGCTGAAAAAAATGCTCAGAATCAAATCCAGCACTGCAGATGAAGAACTGGAAGATTTGGTAAGGGCCTGCCAGAACGAACTGAAAATTGCCGGGATACAGGGGAAACTAACAGATCCCCTGTATAAACAGGCTGTAAAGCTTTATGTAAAGGCAAATTATGGATACGATGATGACAGCGAAAAATTTCTTTATGCATTTCAAAGTCTCAGAGACTCTATGGCTCTCAGCGGTGAATATAAGGAGAAGTAAATGGAATATGAGGGTGAACTGATATGGGAAGAAGAAAAAAAGGATTCAGATGGATTCCCTGCAACAGAGAGACATAGCGTTCCGGCAATTCTGACAGAAAAATCAATAAAGCGGGCTGAAAGTTATGAAGCACTTAGAACCGGAATTGCCTTAACAGCAGTTTTTACTGCCAGACAGGAAGACTGGGAGAATACAAGACATCAGAACAATGGCCGACCGGCATATGCAGAAAAAGTGATTGTAGACGAAGCTGAATATGAGATTGTAAGAACATATAAGACAGGCAGATCTATGATAGAGATTGTCTGCAGTTAGGAGGAAGTATGTCGTTGAAGATGACAGGATTTGATTTGCTTGAAGACGAACTGAAAAAATATGATGATCCCGATGATATTGCAGCAAAGGTAGTAGATACAGCATCGCCAATTCTGGTTGAGACAGTAAAAGAGATGATAAAAACAACAACATCTTCAGATTCTTCTGGAGATCTGGCAGATTCCATACAGGCAACAGGTGCCAAAATAAATGGGTATGGATGTTTTGCGGCGGTACGTCCGACTGGCAGAGACAGAAAGGGCGTCAGAAACGGGGAAAAAATGGCATATAGAGAATATGGAACCAGTAAACAGCCGGCAAAACCGATTCTGAAAAAGGCTGTCAGAAAATCTGAGAAAAAATGTCTGGAGATTATGCAGAAAACATTTGAGGATGTGACAAAATGAGTGTCAATACCAAAATAGAAGAGGCGTTATTTAACTGTTGTAAAAATATCTGGCCGGTGGTCTGCCCGGACGCACATCCGCCGGAGGAATATATTGTGTATAACCCTGAATTAGAAAGCCCGGAACTTTATGGGGATGATGAAGACCTGGAATGGACGCATTATATGCAGATTCATTTTTTTACGAAGAAAAATTATATTTCAAAGCGTAAAGAAATCAGGAAGCTTCTGAGAACCGCGGGATTTACGATGACGGATATCAACACAGAATACGAAAAAGATACAAAGTATTTTCACCTGATCTTTTCGTGCTATATCGAAGAAAGTGAGGAATAAAAATGGCATATTTAGGCTTAAGAAAAATTAAAATTGCAAAACTGACGGGTAATACATATGGTGAGCCAGTATATCTTGGAAAAGCAATTGGACTGAACATCACCCCATCTTATGCAGAAGGGAGTCTTTACGGGGACGATGAGCTTGCCGAGTATGATAAAGAATTTCGGTATGCAGATGTTACACTGAATACATCAACCATACCTATTGAAGCAGATGAGCAGATGTTTGGTCATACGGTAAATAAAGAAAAAAATGAGATTGTGTATGGATCGGAAGATGAAGCTGCATATGTTGGAGCGGCGTGGATCACTGTTGAAAAGGTGAATGGCGTAAAAAAATACTGTGCGAATTTTCTGCCAAAGGTAAAATTTTCCGAACCATCGGATGAATTTGCAACAAAAGGAGATAACATTGAATATAAGACACCTTCCATCAGCGGTCGTGCTATGGCAAATGAAAAAGCCTGGAAGAAAGTAAAGAAATTTACAACAGAATCTGAAGCGCAGGAAGCAGCGGATGCATTTTTTACTGCTGGAGCCTGAGGGGAGGATGAGATGCTGAACAATGAACCGAACAGGATTTCTCTTTCAGGAGAATCGTATGCAATCAAGTGTTCATTACTTGTTCTGGAAAAAATTCAGGACAAGTATGGAGATGTAAGTGCATTTGAAGATAAAATAATTGTTTTTGAAAAATCAGATGAAGAAGGCGGAATAAAAGTACGTTATCCGGATCCGGAGGCGGTATGTGATGCATTATATTGGTTCTGCATGGAAGGGGAAGCTATAGAAGCGGAAAAACTGGGTGAAAAACCAAGAGATCTGACAAGAGAGGGATTGGCTCGAAAAGTGGATTCTACAATATTCGATCTTGCAACGGAACTCCATAAAGAATTTATGAACTGCTTCCGGGTAAAAAAAGAGAATCCCACGAAGATGACAGTGAAGAAGGAGAATCCACAGAAATAGATTTTTCCTGGATACTCTTCGTGGGAATGAAACTTGGATATACAGAACAGGAAGTTGCACATATGTATTATGGGAAATGGAATGAACTTTTTAAGCAGTTTGTATTTTATCATAATGTGACTATGCGAAAAGCTACTTTTGAAAAAAAGAAGATAGTATCACTGGATGATCTGTAAACCGTTTCTGTATCGGACAATGGGAGGTTGATATGGGTAGTAAAAAAATTGGTGCGATCATTGCACTTGATGGAGAACGGAGCTTTAAGCAGTCAGTTACAAATTGCAACCGGACACTTTCACAGCTGAAAGCAGAGATGGAACTTGTCAAGGCAGAAAGCGAGGGACAGGAAAATAGTCTGGAATCACTGAAAAAACAACATGAAGTTCTTGCCAAAACTCTTGATGTACATAAGCAAAAAGAGGAAGAAGTTGAGAAAGGACTACAGCATGCCAGAGAATCCTATGCAAAGATGGGAGATAAGCTGCAGGATCTCAGGGACAATCTGCAGCAGGCAACAAAAAGACTTCAGGAAATGGAATCAGCATCAGACTCTTCATCAGAGGAAACAGAGCAGCAGAGAAAAAAGGTAGCGGAACTGACGGAAGCACTTGAAAAAAGTGAGAAAAATTATAAAACGGCGGCTGACAGAGTGCAGACCTGGGAAACAAATCTCATAAAAGCAAGGACAGAAACAGCTAAAGCCAGTAATGCATTGAATGAAAATGCAAAAGCAATGGAAGAGACTGCTGACCATGCAGAAGACTATGCGGACAGTCTGCAAGAGATACAGACAAATACTGATGATGCAGCAGAAGGGGTACAGGGAGTTTCTGGTGCTTTTTCAGGGATTGCCAGTAAGATAACTCCGACAACTGCAGGTCTGGCAGCTTTGGGAGCGGCACTTGCCAAAACTGCAAAAGAAAGCGTAGAATTTGCCGCATCTACCGAAAGTGCAACAAAAAAATTTCAGGCAGCTTCGGGTGTTGCAGCAGCAAACATGGAGAAATATAAAGATGCAATCGAGGATCTGTACAGTGACAACTACGGAGAAAATATCGCAAGTGTGGCAGATTCGATGGCACAGATCAAACAGATTACTGGCGAGATCGACCCATCTAATCTGAAAGAACTTACAGAAAATGCAATTGCACTGGAAGATATATTTGATATGGATATGCAGGAGAGCGTTCGGGGAATCGACACTCTCATGAAGAAATTTGGTCTGACATCAAAGCAGGCGTATGACTATATGGCAAAGGGTGCTCAGAATGGTCTTGATAAGACGCATGAACTTGGAGACAATATTGCCGAATATGGTCAGTTGTGGTCTCAGGCGGGATTTTCCGCGGAAGAAATGTTTACAATTCTTCAGAACGGCCTGGATGCGGGAGCATACAACCTTGATAAAGTGAATGACTTTGTAAAGGAGTTTACAATCTCTCTGGCAGATGGAAGAATCGGAGAAAATCTGGGGTCATTTTCAGAAGGTACTGCCGATCTGTTCCAGAAATGGCAAGAGGGAAAAGCAACCGCGAAAGATGTTTTTTATTCAGTTATCAGCGATCTGAAGAATGCCACCAATGAACAGGAGGCACTCACAACAGCAAGCACTGTATGGTCGGCGCTGGGCGAAGATAATGCGATGGCAGTGATTACTTCACTGGGCGATGTTAATGATGCTTACAAAGAAGTAAGTGGCACCATGAACGATATTAAAGATATCGGTTATGATACACTGGAAAGTAAATTAGAATCCCTTGGTCGAAAAGCTGAAACAGAGATTCTGAATCCGATTGGAGAAGCGGCGCTGCCTCTTCTGAAAAAGGGAATTGATGCAGCAGGAAGCGCAATTGATGTAATTGGAAAAAGAATTTCTCCTCAGAAAACAGTTCTGCAGGAATTTATTGAAGAGATTAAGGAATCCAATGAACAGGTGGGTGATATGCTGGAAAATTCCAGTATATCCATGAAGAATGCCCAGATTGATGCTCAAAAATTAGAAAGTTATAAAAATACACTCCTGGAACTGAATGGTGTTACAGAAAAAACGGAATATGAAAAATACCAGATAAAACGAATCGTGCAGGATCTTTCAGAATCAATTCCACAGCTGGCAGATGCCTGGGACGAGGAATCTGGTTCTATCAAGCTGACCAACGAGCAGATAACTGCGCTGATCGGGAATCAGGAAGCGTATATTATTCAGTCAGCAGCTATAGAAGCGAAAGAAGAATCCATGAAAGCCCTTTTTGAAGCTGAAATGAATGTAGCAAAGGCTGAAAGCGCATATAATGAGGCTGCTCAAAAAAGTGACGAGGTTATTAAGAAAAATAATGAATCCATAGAATCCACAGGGATTGCTATTGATGGTTACGAGTACAAACTCAGCAGAGCTATGGCAACGGAAGATGAAGCAAGAGACGCACTTGACGAAGCTGCCAAAGCTCAAAAAAAGGCAAAGGAAGAGGTAGACAACACCACAGCGGCGGCAGATGCAGCGGCTCAGAAGATAGAAGAGTATGGGATAACGCTTGATACAACAACAGCAGCTTCTGAGGAAATGGCATCCGCTCAGGAAGATGCATCCTCTTCAATTGATGAATCTGCAAATATAATATCAGATGCAACAGTCCGGATTGCAGAAAAATATGTAAGTATGCGCGATACAATGATTGGTTCAATACAGAATCAGATGGATATGTTTGCGGAATACAGCGCAGGGACAGAAATTTCCACGCAGCAATTACTGGACAATATGCAGTCGCAGATTAATGGAGTTACAAACTGGGCAGATAATATGGAAACACTGGCACGAAAAGGTATCAATGATGGACTTCTGGAACATCTGGCAGAACTTGGTCCCCAGGGCGCAAATTATGTGCAGGCATTTGTTGATATGACACCGGGACAGCTGGAAAAAGCCAATGAGCTGTGGGCAGAATCGCTTGATTTTAAAACAGGCACAGCAGAAGCAGTGGATTCGGCTATTGAGACTTACACAGAAGGCATATCCGGTGGTACAGATAAGATACAACAGGCCATGAAAGAACTGGGAACGAATTCCTGGGAAGGTTTCAAGCAGGGCATTACAGAAAAGGAAGGCGAGGCAGAGGCTGCCGGAACTGAATTGGGCGAGGCTCTGATAAAGGGAACAGCAGAAGGAACCGGCGTTCATTCCCCTTCATGGAAAACTGCACAGCAGGGACGATATGTAGCGGAAGGACTGAAAGAAGGCATTGAATCCGGAAGTCCAGAAGTCACGGCGGCAGCAAAAGATATGGCTTCCAAATTGATAGAAACTTCAAAGGAAGTTCTTGATAAAGATGGTTTCATTGCTATAGGAAAGAACATTACAACAGGATTACAAAGTGGAATCAATAAGGGAAGACCGTATACAATAGCTGCTATCAGAAAATTACTCCAGGAAATCCGGAATATGTCAGCGACCGGAACAGCTCAGGAAAAATATGCACCATATGGAAGAAATATTGCTATAGGATTAAGAAATGGGATTTCTGCAGCATCGCAGTATCCGGTAAATTCTCTCAGGGGTATTATGAATCAGATCCGTGACATTTCCAACAATGCACCAAATTTATATAACACAGGATGGAACTTGTCTATTGGCCTTGCAAATGGAATCACAGCGGGAAGTTCCAGCGTGATTAATGCTGTTGCAAATATGTGCCAGGCAGCAGTGAATGAAGCCAGAAGCCGTCTGGATATTCACAGCCCATCAAAAGTGTTTGCTGAACTGGGAGCATATACAGCAGAGGGATTTGGCGTAGGATATGAGAGCAAAATCGCAGATGTGAATGGGATGATCCGGGAAAGTATGGATTATTCAGATATGGTTCGGAAACCAGCGGCAGGAGGAACAGGGGCATTTGCTGAAGATGCTGTAGATGCTTTAATGGAATACCTGCCATATCTGCAGGTAATTGCTGAAAAGAAGTATATGGCTTATATCGATCAGAATCAGGCCGTAGATGCTTTGGGCGATAGGATATCCAACAATACTGCTTTAAGGACTCGGAGGATGAGATGAAAGTCAACGGGATTGATATAAACAGATTTTCAGCAAGACAGCTGAGATATGAAATAGAACATAGGGAAGTAACCTCAAAAAGCGAATGGCCGGCTGCACTTGAAACACCTGCTATGAGAAAAAGTCAGAAAGGTTTCAAAAGTATAACAGTTTCTGTTGCGGTGTATGGCAAAGGAAAAGAAGAAGTCATTCGAAACAGAAGTAATCTACTGGCAATCATGTATGATGAACTGGAAGTGGAAATTGATGGGTATACAAACCATTTCAAATGCGTGCTAGACAGAATAACAGTGAAAGAATCTATAAAGCGTAAATGCCATGAAGTGATATTGAAGTTTATCGGATATGAATTTGGCAATGAAATCTCAACTACTATGAAAAATACAACAGATTCCATAGAGGTAGAGGGAAATGACAGTACACCATGTATTGTAGAAGTCACCGCCTCGGCAAATCTGGCATCTGTGGAACTTACCGGAATGGCATATAACCAAGTTTCCGGAGAAACAGAATCTATCATTATCAAAAACCTGAAAGCAGGGAAGAAAGTTGTTATTAATGGTGAGGACTGTACAGTGCTGCAGGAAGGTGTAAATAAGTTCGCAGACACAGAAATGTGGGAATTTCCGGTTCTGAAGCCTGGCAAGAATATGGTCAGCTGTTCAAGCGATAAATGTACAGTTACAATGAAATATAAGCCAAAGTATGTATAAGGAGGAAGAACATAATGAAACTTACAAACGAAGCAATTAAAAATATCCAGAGTGCGCTTACTGCTGCTGGAAACAAAGAGATGAATGATTTTGGGCTTGCATTTAAAATTGCAAAGAATAATCATAAACTGATACAGGCAGCAGAACCCATTGCGAAAGTAGAAAACGATATTCTGAGAAAATATGGTGAAAAAGACAAGGAAGGTGTTCTGATCACACAGAGTAATGGAAAAGTCAAAATTGTGGATACTGACAGATATAATCAGGATATTATGACACTCATGAAGGCAGAAAGTGATGTGGATCTGGAGTACTTTGGCGAGGAAGAAATTGCAAAAATGCATATGACACCAAATCAGATTACTTTGCTGATGCCGGTTATAAAGTAAAAGAAGAAAGGGATTTTGTATGCTGAAAATATTAGATAGAAACAAAGTCCCGGTGAAGGGTCTGAAAAAATATGATGATTTATGTATAGAGAGTGTTCTGGAACTGGATGACAGGACGCTCTCTTTTTCTGCTCCATACAGAAATATAAGAAATGCGGTTGTAAATGAAGGATACATTGAAACCAGAACAGATCGTTATGTTGTAAAAGAAATTGAAAAAAACACAGAGGGAACAGCAAAAGTAGTAGCTCAGCTGGACCTGGAATCGCTGGAGGGAAAAGTATTCCGGGAGTTCAGATCGGAGGAACAGACTATCAAATCTGCTTTGCAGCTTGCTTTTGCGGGTACTGGCTGGGCAATAGGAGTCTGTGAGGTTAATAAAAAAAGAACTCTTTCGATGTCAAATGTGTCAGCGTTAGAGGTATTAAAGCAGGCACTTAAAACATACAGGGCAGAAATTAAGGTAAATTCAAAATTTCAGATAATCAGTATATATAATGCAATTGGATCGGATAAAGGAAGCTATTTTGCAAATCAGCTTAATTTGAAGAGTCTCACCGTACAGTCCACATCTTATGATTTTTATACAGAAATTGAACCGTATGGAAAGGACGGGCTGACGATTGAAGCAGTCAATTCAGGGAAAACATATCTGGAAAATCATCAATACAGTTCAAAAGTGAAGAGATGCATCTGGAAAGATGAAAGATATACGGTGCCGGAATCACTGAAAGAGGATGCAGAAGCAAAACTTGCAGATATGAGTAAGCCTTATGTTTCCTACTCAGCGGATGTGATAGATCTGGCAAAATGTTCAGAGAAATACAGAATTCTGGAATATGGTATAGGAGATATCATAACTTTAATTGATGATATCACGGATACCAGAGAGAAGCAGCGCATCGTGGGAATGAAAATATATCCGGATGCACCAGAGAAGAACAGCTGCACACTGGCGAATAAGGTTTTGACTTTTGATGAATTTGCACAGAAATATGAAGACACTGTAAATACAGTTGATAATATTACGAATGATAATGGACAGATTGATGGTGACGCAATTGATGGGATTTACAGTAGGCAGATTGTTGATCTGGAAAATGCAATTGTCAGTTCGGTACATATTAAAGATCTTGATGCAAAATATGTGCAGGTTTCCGGAAAATTGACTGCTGTTGAAGGAGAGTTTGGAAGCATTAAAGGAAATATTGCAGATTTTGAAGATGCTTATGCCAAAAGACTTAGTGCCGCAGAAGCTGATATTGTACAGCTGCGGACTACGGATCTGTCAGCGGTAAATGGCAGGATTGATGTCCTTGATTCCAATTATGCCAATATCAGAAATCTTCTTTCCGGAGCAGCAGGCATCGGCGATCTGCAGAACATCCATCTGACTTCTGACAATGCAGTAATTGATACTGCACTGATTCGGGAAGCGGTGATGCAGTCAGTCAGCATTGCAGATCTTCTTGCCGGTACGATCAGCACAAACAAATTCCTGATAGCTTCCGACGACGGAGGTATCCGTATCCAGGGAGCAACACAGCAGTGGTCCGATACGGATGGCACAGTCCGGATGCAGGCCGGACGGGATGCGAATGGAGATTTCACGTTCTCCCTGTTCGACAAGACCGGAAAAGGCATCCTGATTGATGCCACAGGGGTAAAACCGGATGCGATCGCAGATGGCCTGATCGTCAATAAAATGGTCGCAGATAACGCGGGGATTGCCGGTTCTAAGCTGGATATATCTTCTGTGGTATCTGCGATCAATGACAGCTCGCAGAGTATCAAGAGCAGCCGGATATGGTTTGATGAGGAGAAACAGACATTAAACCAGTTATATGCACAGATAAACAAAAATATCACAACGATCCAGTTGGCGGCAGAGTCAGCTTCTAATACAGCGAATACAGCCCGGGATGCGATCGTAACTACAAACCAGAAGGTATCAAATATAGAAACTGGCGTGGAAGGGTTGCGGACAGAACTTTCAGAGACCACGACAGATCTCCACGGCCTGACCGACGGAACACTGTTATATAACTGTTATTATCATGATAACGGGGATGGGACTACGACCGTCACAGCCGTTGTATACCGTGCCGGTCAGGATGTCACGGCTGAATTTCCGGAAAAGAGCTTTAGCTGGATTCGTAAAACAGAAGCCGGGGAACAGGATCTGGGATACGGATATTCTATTACAGTTAAGAATAGTGATTATATGTTTGGTGGTGTTGTAGTCGGGCAGTTTACAACGGATGTAGATGAAAACCAACGGAAAGCATTGCTGTCGGTCCAGGAAGGTGTAGTGGAGATCGATGGAAAACCAGTAAGCCTTAGTGCGGAACAGAAGGATTATGTTGACGCGAATACGCTTTCCGAGGTAGTTACTATCCCAACGGGCAAAAAGTTCATTTTCACAGATGCTGCAACTAATCAGGGCGGGACCGTTGCCCTGGAGAATCTTGCAAGGCAGATCCTGCTGAACCTGACAACACAGACATTCGAACTGGATCAGGGAACCAAAACCCTGCCGGATGCACTGAACGAACTGAACCGGGATCTGCAGTATATTCCTATTGAGATCTTAGCATTTTCCAATAATATTGGTGTTGCAGAAAAAGGCAGCACGCTCAATGAGCTCACACTGAAATGGCAGCTGAACAAAGAACCGGAAACCATCCTGATGAATGGCCAGGTCAGGGCCGACCTGAAAACATTACGGTCATTAACATTAAAAGACATGGCATTAACTGCTGATAAAACATTCATGCTGCAGGTTACAGATGAAAAAGGGAAAACGGCACAGAAAAATACATCTGTTGTATTCCAGAATGGGGTTTACTATGGCGTATCAGAGATCCCAGAAGAAGTAAACAATACTTTCATACTCTCACTTTCAAGATCACTGCAGGGGAGCCGTACAAAAACATTCAGCACAACCAGCACAGAAGACCAGTACATCTGGTATGCTTTTCCATCCAGATACGGAACCCCGGTGTTCAATGTTGGTGGCTTTGATGGCGGCTTTACAAAAGCAGCATCCATCAGTTTCACCAATGCCAGTGGCTATACAGAGGAATATGCAGTCTATCGCTCAGATAACAGCAACCTGGACACAAAAACAATAAAAGTAACATAGGAGGCAGGACATGGCAAAATACAACGGATCCGTAGAATTAATCTCAGGTATTACTCCGGCAAACGGACAGGACTTCCCGCTCGTGGCTGCACATGCTGTCCAGGTAGACGATAATGGAACCAGACTGGATGAAGCTCTGAAGAATGTGAGTACAGATATCCGAAAAGGAAAACACAGACAGGTGGGAAAAGCATGTTTGTGGTATCATAATTTTTATGATTGGGGTAACACAGATGATGAAGCGGCTGCAAATCTTGCTCAGAATGATATAGTAGTAGCTGGTGGAAATTTATATGCAAATGCTGGCACTAAAGAAGACAGAACGCGGCAATTAAATATTATTACAAAAGCAAAAACAGCAAATCCGAATCTCAAGTTGTTTTTTTATATAACAATAGCATCTTGGAGAAAAGACGGAGACTGGAGTCACATCCTTGGAAAAGGTGGTTACTGGGATGCCGAGGAAGCTGCGAAACATCCTGGAGCAGTCAGAATCCATACGAAATGGGAAATGTTCCAGCTACTTGAGTATGCTACACATGTTGGCGGCAGTAAAAACGGTAAAAAACAGTTTATTGAGACATATACATGGGTGGATGATAATGGTATTACTCATACCGAAGATAAGTATATAGATCTATATGAGGGCGGTATATCGTTAGATGGATGCTTTTATGACGATGCTGGTATGGAATCAGAAGAAGGTCGAGTTAATCAGGGATTTCCCTCTGTATTGAGAGAAAAATATATTCAGCTGGTTGACTTCACGCACTCGAAAGGACTGGCGGCATTTCCAAATCAGCTTTCAGAAGATTGGTATGCAGATACCGTCAGTACAGCTAATCCACATGGTCTTCCTTCTTCTGTCGGGGCTGATGATTATATGCTGTTGGAAAGCTGTCACTCGCAGGTTGGATTTAATGGGCGGCCATTATGGAGACATGTAAATGGTACAGAGGGCGTATGGAATTATTATCAGAACTGGTACGATAAGGTCGGGGCGAAAGTTGTAGTAAACGATTACTTATATGGTACTGGAACCGGTGAAAAACTTTCGGATGAAGAGTTCTATGGATTAGCAACTTATCTGGTATGCGACACACTATGCAGTGGTGCACACTATATTGATCTAAACGGGCTGCTGACATGGGAGCTTCCGGATTTTTTTGATAAAATCCTAATTCCGGAAACAGAAGAATATGATATTACAAGAAAAAATAAAGGTCATTATATCCTTCATGCCAATGGACACACATTAGAAGTGGTGAGAGGAGATAATCTCACACAGGGGGAGACGGTAAGCGAAAAGACATTGAAAAAGATTTATATTTATTTTGATGGAGTCAGAATAAATAATGCTTTTAAAAAACTGTCTCAGTATGCATATGAAACAGATCAGAGACTGGACAGTCTTGAAAAAGACGTAAACACAATTCAGACATCTTATAAATCAACTGCAAATATTTATCACCGCATGATGATTGATGATTGGGGCAAGGAATTGATCTTGACAAATTTTGTTTCAACAACGAATTTTATAAAGAGACTTGAAGATACAGCAAAAAATGGAATCGCGACAGTTGATACAGTAGATTACGATACGAATAGCATTCGCCTCACTCGACTAAATGATACGCAGATAAATATGTATGTGGAAGTTGATATAACAAATAAAAAGGGACATACTCTGGAACTTGGTTTTACGGTAAAAGAAAATACAGGCACGTATAACTGGGGATTTTATGCGAGTACTCCAGGCGAAATTGGATGGTTCTGGATAAGTAAAACTATTAACAACATGCAAAAGTCTTCTTATTATGGAGATAATTTTTATGGATATGTAAGGGCAGTAACAATTCCGGAAGATACAGAAGAAGAAAAATGGTCGGTGGTAATCTGCTACAATGGTTCTACTGGAGAAATTTTTGACTTGACCAATTTCTATGTAGTTGATGTGGATGAATATGGGGAGGATATTACAAAAGAATGGTATACAAATCTGATTCCTAAATTAGATGCGGCTACAAACAATAACAATCTTAAAATCTGTTATACTGTGAACAAAATTGATGATTATGATTTCGATATTATCTGGGATAAGCCAAATGATTTTGCAAACTGGTCAGGCTTATGTTGGACATTTCCGAATGGCACTTTCAAAGCGGGTCATACTTATGAGTTGGGTTTTGATATTTATGAGAATAATTCAGGCGATGCGAATGTTGCGTTTCGTATCTATTTCCCAGGAGGGAACGATTGGATACCAAAGACACATAAAATAAAATCATCTATTTACGGAGATGATAGACCAGGATTCATTTTCACGATACCCGAATCGGCAACAGGAACAGACGGTTATATAAACCTCACAAATACAGCAAATGGATGTCAGACCAGTACGGGAGAATATTACAAGACATCTATCCGAGGTATGTATCTTTATGATATTGATGAGGAAAACATTGTAATCCGTGGAGAAGAACCGTCTAATAGTTTCTTGCAGATCTGCAGGGTAACAGATGCAAAACTTGCAAAGGATAAGAAACTGATTGGAAATGCTTTATACGTTACAGATTCTGGAAACATATTCGTAACAGATTTTAATGGCGTGAAAGTAGATATAGCCGGAAGTGTATATGCAGGTGCTGTTTCTGCTGGTTATACAGATTCACCGTCAAAATTCGGAATGGATTTGTATGAATTGATTCGGAAAAAACAATGAGTCACAGGTGGTTCGTTGTACTGGAATCAGAATCCAGGAATCGAATATGATACTAAATACAAATGATATTGGGGTACTTGTTGCGTTAAGTGCGATAAATTCTCCAGCTGGCTGTTATTATTTTGCAGAGAGGAGGTGAAAAATACGAAATTTCAAAGGGAAGTAAACATTTTTTCAAAAGAAGCTATATTGAAACGTTTTCAGGCAAATGAGACAAATTTTTCTGTTCTGAAAGGTAAAATAGAAGCTCTGATCAGTGAAAGCGAGATTACCGAACTGCAGAACAGCAAAGTAACAATGTACAGCAAACTTGCTGATGTGAAGCTTACTGTAGATGGACTGGAGCAGACCTATACAGACATAACGTCCAAATACGATGCTGTCAGCGGAAAGTACACAGACCTGAACAGCAAAGTCGGTGAATATAAATCTGCGGTGGATAATTTTTCAGCTGCTTTGACACGGCTGTCAAGTCACATTGAGGCGGATTACAGTACCACTCAATCAATGCAGGCCTTTGTTAATTTGACAATAAACAACCTGAAAACAGAGCTGTCTGATACCTATGTGACTCAGAATAAACTGAACGGTTATAGCACTGTTGATCAGCTGAGTGCGGCAATAGAAGCCTCTACTACGAAGATCTTTGCAGAAGTTAGAGACGTATCCTATTATAATTACTGTACAAATGGCGATTTTGACAGTAAAGAAGGATGGAAAAGCAAGTCTGGTCTTCAGACAGCCTCTTACCTGGACAAAAAATGTGCAAAACTCTTACGTTACAAAAATACTGGTTCAAGCAGTGATGCTTTAGAAGGAATGTTGAGTACGCCTTTTATAAGCTGGGAGTACTCAGTTAATAAAAAACAGAAGAATGAGTTTATATTTCAGCTGGCAGCAGGGAACGCCGGCGATACAAAAATATATCTGGATGATGCTGAAATATTAAGCATTGATAAAACAGACATTGCAGATGAATGGAAAGAATTTTCTGTAGAAGTAACTCTTGAAGAGGGAAATCATATCTTTAAAATACAGGTAGAAGATGAAAATAAGAGAGTGCTTGTAACAGGGGTCAGGATTCTGGCAAAATATGAGGATTGGACAGAAGGCAGATTATCAATCTTGAGTAATTCGATTTCGTCAGAAATAAAACGGGTATCGGATGCGGAAGGACTTTTGGAAACAAAGATAGAACAGACAGGGACTACCATCAGTTCAAAAGTTTCGAAAGGAAGTATCATTTCAGAAATTAACCAGACAGCAGAATCTGCAACTATTAACGCAGCCAGGATTAATTTCAATGGGCTGGTTACGGCAAACGATCGTTTTAAAATTCTTACGAATGGTTCCTTCGTAGCAAATTACGGCACGATTGCAACGTGGAATGTCAAAAATGGTATCCTTGTATCTGCGGATAAATCCATATCATTATATGGTGGGGATAATCCATACATAAAAATTGGCAATGTAAAATTATCAGAAGACAGTCATGCTGCTGTTGTAAAGTATGGACTGTGGATATATGCAGGAACAAATCAGGAGTTTACGGATGGTTCAGATCAGTTTCGACTGTACAATTTAACAGCAGTTACGGGAAAAACACTGGGAATTGCGAGCGACAGACATGTCGGAACGATTGCGTCATCATCCAAAAGATATAAGGATTCTATGGGGCTGGTTTCCGCAGAGGATGCCTGTAAAGTGTTGCGCCTTCCAGTAGTACGCTTCAAATACAAACCGGGATATTTGTATAAAAACGATGACCTGTACAACAAATCAATTCCAGGATTCTACGCAGAAGAAATAGATGATATCCTTCCAGAAGCAGTTATCCACGATGAGCAGGGCAGACCAGAAGACTGGAACCAGAGGATTCTGATTCCGTTAATGTTGAAATTGATCCAGGATATGAATAAGAGAATCAAAGAACTGGAAAATAAACAGTAAAAGGAAATGATTAAACACGAAGAAAATCAGAGCAGAGCCATAAGGCTCTATTTCTTTTGGGAAAAAATTGCGCCGGCGCAACCGGAGAAAGAGTGGAATAGTGAAAGAAATACTTATCCAGACATATACTATTGTATTACCGGCACTCTTAGGCTACATCGTCTGGCTTCTGAAAAATCAGAAAAAAGACAGAGACGCTAACAGCAAAGGAACGATGCTTCTGCTTCGTGTCCAGCTCATAGAGTATCACGCAAAGTATACAGCCCTTGGAACCATCCCGTCATATGCTTACCAGAACTACTGCGAGATGTATGAGGCATACCATGAATTGGGCGGAAACGGGATGGTGACCAAGATGAAACAGGAGATTGAAGAATTGCATATTAAAAGAAAAGGAGAATAACCATGGATCAGATTGTAAATTATGTAAAACCGGAACTTATTGTAGTAGCGATTGCTCTGTATTTCGTAGGCATGGCATTAAAACAGGCACAGGCGGTAAAGGATAAGTTTATCCCACTTATCCTTGGCGGGATCAGCATTGTGATCTGCGCAATGTATGTATTTGCCACGACCACCTTGGGAACACCACAGGACATTGTAATGGCAGTCTTCACAGCCGTCGTACAGGGAATCCTGGTAGCTGGTCTTTCTACATACGTGAACCAGCTGATCAAACAGACGAATAAAGAAGAGTAACCAGGGGATGAGCAATCATCCCCTTTCTTATTATGAAAGCAGGAGGTAAAAACATGGAAATTAAAGGTATTGATGTGTCCAGTTATCAGGAAAAACCAGACTGGGCAAAAGTAAAAAAGGCAGGAATTAACTTTGCAATCCTCCGGATCCATCAGAAGAATGGACCGGATTCCAGTTTTGAACATAATTATAGAGGATGTAGGACAAATGCAATCTCTATAGGCGGATACAAATACAGTTACGCACTGACAGAGGCACAGGCATTAGAGGAGGCAGAAGAGACCCTTGCAGTTCTCTCTGGCCGTGGCATGGACTTTCCTGTATTTTACGACTTGGAATGGGAGAAGCAGAAAAAACTTGGAAAGGCAGCAGTCGAAAAAATTGCAGAGACCTTTTTGAACAGGATTAAAAAGGCTGGTTATAAAGTGGGAATCTATTGCAATGTAGACTGGTATCAGAATATCCTGACTACAAAATTGAAATCCTATGATCTGTGGCTTGCCAGATATCCGGCAAATGATAATGGAACCATGCAGACACGCCTCAAGCCGACTGCAGGAATCGGCTGGCAGTATTCCAGTAAAGGAAAAGTAGTGGGGATTAGCGGTAATGTGGACATGAACGTATTTTATAAGGATTATACTACGGACGAAAACACAAAAATCGATACAAAAGGAGAAAATAACGTGAAACTCACAAAAGAACAGATCATTCAGAACGTCCGGAACGATGCGGTGAGCTTTGCGGTTAGGATTGCCAATGATAACAGTCATGGCTACAGCCAGGCGGTGAGAAGCCTGTACAATACAGCAAATCCGAAATCATTTGACTGTTCCAGCCTGGTACTGACAGCGTATTATTACGCATTTCTGGAAAATGGTCTGGTGGAGCAGGCGAATTACCTTAAGAGAAACTGCAGCTACACCGGAAATATGCTCCGGATGTTGAATGCCGGATTCGAGACAGTGGCCCGCAACCAGACCGCTCATGCGCAGATGATCCAGGGAGATATCGAACTCAACACCACCTATCATACAGCCCTGGCGGTAGATAAAAACAATATCGTCCATGCCAGAAGCTCAGAAGGAACGAAAGACACGATTGACAATTCCGGTAATGAGATCCGTACCCAGTCCTGGTACCTGTACAGCCACGGCTGGACCCACAGACTGAGGTTCACAGGAAAAGGGATTGACTTCAGCATGATTAATGCTGCCGGAAATAAGCCGGCGGATACTGCATTGACAACAACGAGTAAGAAAGGAGCAGGTTATATGTTTGAACCTGAGCTTGTAAAATTAGGAACTACGGGAACATCCGTATTATTATTGCAGGAGATTCTTATTGCCAGAGGATTTAAAGGTAAGGACGGAAAGGCACTGACGCTTTCCAGAAAAGCAGACGAGAATACTATCTATGCACTGACCAAGTATCAGAAGTCCAGAAATGGAGTACTGGAAGTAGACGGGGAATGTGGAGAAAATACCTGGAAAGATTTAATTGCAATTTAAGAAAAAATCCCGGCAGGTACCCACTACCGGGAGCATATTGTATCATCTGTTTTAATAGCATATAGAACGATATAGGTTGTTGCGGTTAGTCACAGGTTAGTCACAAATCAATTATACCGCAAGTCTGGAACACCGCAAAAACAAGGGATTTCGCTAAAAGTGGAAAATAAAGTATATTAAGTATGAGATAAAATACATTTCCTCCTGAATGCTAACTTGTTCTTGGAATTGGATTGTGATATAATAAGGACACCTGAGGTTGCTGGAGTGAACAGTAACCACTTAAGTTCATGCAGAGCACTGTCTCTGCGTGGACAACGACAACGCGCGATTTTAGGAGGCAATATC